CACCAGAGATCAAGTTGCCGGGTGAGAATTTTAATACCAAAATATTTACTGGCACTGGTTCTGAGTTGGCTATAACTGGTGTAGGATTTCAGCCAGATTTTACTTGGCTAAAGACTAGGGCGTTAGCTTACAACCATAGAGTATTTGATTCTGTTAGGGCGCAAACATACTATGAGTTGTATCCGAATACTACTGGCGCTCAAGTAACAGATGACGCTCAAACAGTAAAGTCTTTTGATACTGATGGTTTTACTCTTGGCACATCTAGCGGTGTTAATCCATCCAACACTATGGTGTCATGGAACTGGAAGGCCGGTGGCACACCAACTGCAGATAACTCTGCTGGTGCAGGAGCAACACCAACTGCTGGTAGCGTAAAGATAGATGGGTCTAACTTAGGATCAGCATTAGCTGGAACAATACCAGCAACAAGATTATCTGCTAATACTGAATCTGGGTTTAGTATCGTTCAATATGAGGGAACTGAAGCCGTTGCCACAGTAGCGCACGGATTAAGTCAAGCACCGGAACTCATTCTTTTTAAGAATATAGACTCAGCATTATTTTGGCCTGTCTACAATAAAACAATAGATGCTACAGATTATTTAATATTAAACACCACTGATGGACCAGCAGACTCTGACGGATACTTTAATGATACGGAACCTACATCAACTGTATTTAGTTTAGGGGATAAAACCAACCTTAATAGAGACACCTGTATAGCCTATTGCTTCCATTCAGTAGAAGGCTACTCAAAGGTAAGCGTAAGCGATATGAATGGTAATACAGATGGAAATTTTTTGTACTGCGGGTTTAAGCCTGCTTACATAATGTTTAAGGATATAGCCTCTTATGGTGGTTACAACGGCTGGCCCATTGTGGACAACAAACGATACCCTTACAACTCTGGTTCTGGCCCATACTTAAAAGCACAATCTTCTGATGCAGATGTAACCTCTACACCGATATTTGATTTTGTATCGAATGGGGTGAAAATGAGGGGAACAAACGGACAGTGGAATGATGCTGGTAATTATATATGGGTAGCATTCGCAGAATCACCATTCAAATACTCAAACGCGAGGTAAATTATGTGGCACAGTGATACATTAGGTGTCATACGGACACCAAAAGAAATAACAATAAATGGTGTAACTCATCCTCGCCAGATATTCCGCAAATGGAGTAAGGCGCAACTGGCTGAGTTAGGAATTACGCCTGCGCGAGTAGAGCATGTAGATCAAAAGTATTACGATACTGGTGCAGAGTCCATGACTCTAGTAGATGGCGAGACTGTCATCAGCTATGCCGCAACACCAAAGTCTGTAGATATGTTGAAGACAACCATGAAGGCTGAAGTAAATTCTATGGCTTTTGGTAAATTATCAGGATCAGATTGGATGACTTATCGTGAAGCGGATGGTGGAAAGGCTATGCCTGTTAATTGGAAAAATTACAGAACAGCCGTCAGAGCTGAGAGTAACGAGAAGGAAGGTGAGATAGATGGTCTAGCGGATCTTGACGCAATCAAGGCTTACAACATTAGTGAAGGCTGGCCCGAAGAACCTGCGTAATGGCATTTATTCCTATAGATAAAGTAGGTGAGGTAGGTATAGTTAAGGAGACTTCTCCTTGGCAGCTACCTCCTAATGTCTGGAGTGACGGTAATAACATAAAAACAGAGGAAGGCTCTATAAAGAAAACCCCTGGTTATTCAGAGGTAATGAAGACCTGCCCTGTTGCACCTTACCACCTTATGCAGCTTACTCTAGGAGAGCCGGAGTTCTGGATAGCTTGTGGTCTTACAGCTATCTATGCGTATGACAATACTAACTCTTCTACTTTGCTGGATGGCGCTATTGCAAGCACAGATGGTACTGGTGATATTACTGTAGATAGCACAGATGGTTTCGAGGATTCTGGTACTATAACAATAGGAACAGAAAATATAAGCTATACCGAAAAGACTGCTACTACGTTTGCAGGGACTATTGGTAGGGGAGCAGATGGCACTGATGGCGCACTCCACTCTGATGACGCTACCGTAACCAGAGCTACTAAATGGTACAACATTACACGATCTAGTGGGGCTTATTCAGCTACAGCAGGTGAGAACTGGACTTCTACCATCATTGGTGGTGTTCTTGTTTTGACCAACAACTTTGATAAACCACAGTATTGGGCTTTAACAAATGGTGTACCGTTATCTAGCACTCTTATGCAGGATTTATCTTATTGGCCCAGTCTTACTTTACTGAATGGGGCTATAACAGGAACTGGAGTTCCTAGCCCTGATGAGATTGTGGTAGATTCTACGGAAGATTTCCCAACTTCAGGAACCTTTACAGTTGGTACTGAAGATATTTCTTATACAGGTAAAACAGCTACAAAGTTTACTGGTATAGGGCGAGGAGAGAACGGGACTACAGCAGCTACTCATTTAGATAACGCACCTGCATTTGTTAATGTTTATTGTAAGTCTATGCGTGCATTTCGATCTTTCTTGGTTGCTCTCAATATAAAGAGGGGTGGTGTATCTTATCCTAGAGTTGTGAAGTGGAGTACGGAAGCTGGTATACAGGATGTTCCGTCCTCATGGAATGAAACTACGAGTACCGTTGATGCTGGCGAGTTCGAGCTGGCAGATACCAAGGGTGATATTCAGGACGGTCTTCAGTTAAGAGACACGTTTATGATATATAAGGAAGATGCTACCTACTCAATGAGTTTTGTTGGCACTCCTTTTATCTTTTCATTCAGACAGTTATCTCCTACAATTGGAGCAATAGCTAAGAACTGTGTAGCTGAGTTTGATGGTGGTCACGCTATCTTTGGTAAGGGTAACTTCTACATCAATGATGGTCAGAGACTAAAGCCTATACTTCCGCAGAAGCTAAAGGAGTATGTCTTCACCACGCTTGATGGCGCTAGGGTAAGTGAGTGTTTTGTTGCTGCTGATTATGGCAGGACTGAGATACTCTTCTGCTTCACCGCTGATGGCGCACCTAGCAACCAACCTAACAAAGCTATAGTATGGAATTATATTACTAATACGTTCTGTATAAGAGATTTACCTGATGTAGCGCATATGGGTTACGGTAACGTAGGAAACCCCACCACAGCAACCACATGGGCTGATACGACTACGTATTGGAATACTATTGATGGTCCGTGGACAATGAGTTATGATCTTCAGGATAAGGTTCTTTTATTTGCTGACCCATCGAATACAAAGTTGTATAGGGATAGGTCTGGCAATAGGGAAGATACTACAAACATGTCGTCTTATATTGAGAGAACAGGGTTATCGTTGGATGAACAGGGAAGACCGGACCAAACCTCTGTGAAACATATTTCTTCTATCTGGCCTAAGATGTCCACTAGCAGCACGAATACTGTTAATGTTTATCTAGGAACCCAAATGAGTACGCAGGGTGGTGTAACCTGGGGTGATCCAGTTGTATTTGACCCTGATACACAGTCTAAAGTATCTGTTCGAGGGACTGGAAAACTATATGCAGTTAAGTTTGAGTCTACTACGGATATGGAGTGGGAGCTAGATGGATATACGATTGAGGTGAAAAGTGCTGGTAAGAGGGGTGGTAGGGGTCACGTATAATGGCTACTTATGTTGATCGTGTAGAGACAAGTGTGGTCCGGTACGAGCCAGGACCACTACCAGAGAATGTTGAGGATCTCGGTGGTTACGTTGTTAGTGAGTTAAAAAGATTGGGGGATATAATACTAAACCAGTCTTTGGTTAGAATAGATAGGACGCACATAGAACCTTCCAAGCCACGCACTGGTGACATACGGTATGCGGATGGGACCGATTGGAATCCAGGGTCTGGTGAGGGAATTTACTTTTATAATGGGACATCATGGGTAAACTTGTAGAAGAAACAAAATCTAGGGGTGTTGTAATGGGGGAGTGCAAGGTTGTACTTGTCGCTCAAGAAGACATAGAGTATGTTTGGGATGAGGTTGCCCCCTTAATGGATTCAGCTTTAAAGCATTCGGAAGGTGAGCTTCTTACTGAAGACCTTGTAGAGCATTTAGACAATGACGATCTAAGACTTTGGGTAGCTATGAAGAATGATAAGGTGATAGCTGCTATGATAACAGAGATCATCACTTATCCAAGAAAGAAGATACTTAGGGTTATTACCCTTGCTGGTAAGGACATGAATTTATGGTATGACTTCTTACCATCAGTAGAAGGGTATGCTCTAAGTCATCAGTGCTCTGCGCTAGAAGCATGGACAAGGAAAGGGATGACTAGAAAACTAAAGGACTGGAAACATTCCTATGATATTATTACAAAAGATTTGAAACCGAGGATGCAATAATGGCCTTAACAAAACCAGGTTTATTAGGGGGTACTGCTGAAACAGGCTATCCGAGTATATGGGGTGGGGCATCAGGGGGTGCTGGAATTCTAGGTTACACACCTGGAAGTGCTGCGCCAGCTCCAATGCCTACATACAAGAACCCTGTACGGACAGGCGGTACAATATATGGTAACTATGTTAGAAACTATCCTGACTTGTTAGCTGCTTTTAGAGATGAGTCTAATACTATACCTAATATTGTGGATTGGGGTAAACAGCATTGGCAAACATTTGGTCAGAATAATCCTAGTAGAATCCTACCTACCATAAAACAAACTAACCCCAATATCTCATTAGGTGATACTATAGACTTGGGGTCATCAGCCACAAAGATAGGAACCGCAGGGTTACCCATGCCTGATGTAGAAGGGTATAAGTATGTTTACCCCAGATATTCTTGGGATAATGATGCTGGGTGGATGCAGAGTGGTTACGAATCAGATATAGATAAGTACGAATACTTCCCGTATTTTCCAGGTAAGGTAGGAGATAGAAGAACTAAAGATGGTAGGGTAGTACAGCATATGTTAGTTGGCGTACAACTAATTCCAGAGTAGGAGAATATTATGTCAGGTGGATCAAAAGTACAAACAACAAGAACAGAGCCTTGGGAACAACAGAAACCCTACCTAGAGACAGGCTTTCAGCGGTCCGAGGATTTGTATTCTAGCGGAGCTATGGAACCAGCTTATTACGGGACTTACTTAGACCCAGCTACTGGCTCTTATGTCACTGACCCTAACTTACCAACTCTTGCAGGGTTTACTCCAGCAGAACAGGCAGCACAAGAGGCTGCGCTTACTTACTCTACATCTCCTCTTACAGAACAGTTCATGGGAGCTGCTCAAGGTGGTCTAGGTGGTATGCTTGATTACGGTCAAGGAGCAATGGGGTACGGAGCTGGAGCTGCTGCACCTCTAACTCAGGATCAGTACGCAGGTTATACACCATTCTCTGGCTCTCAGTATGGAGACTTATTATCGGGTCAGGTGAACACTGACGTATTTGGTCCATTAGCAGACGCATATAGAACTGAAGCTATGGGTCAATTGACTGGTGAGGTTCTTCCTGGTCTACGCACAGCAATAACACAGAATCAAGCAGGTGGTGGTACTAGAGGTGATATATTACAAGCTAATGCAGTCGCTGCTGCACAGCAGAGGATATCAGATAACCTAGCTAGAGCTGAATTTGATGCTTACCAACAGGCGCAGAACCGTAGGATGGATGCTGCACAGATGGGGTTAGGCGCACAACAGGCAGCTATGGGTTATGGTATGTCTGGGGCTGATGCTACAAGAGGAGCGTTAGGTCAGTATCCTTCTACTCTTCAAGCACCGTTATCAATGACGGATGCTGCATCTGCTGTCGGTGGTCAGCAAAGAGCTATGGAACAGGCTGCAATAGATCGAGATATGCAGAGGTACGAATATCAGTCCCAGGTTCCTATAACGGGATTGCAGAACTATCTTGCTGGTATATCTGGAGAGTATGGTGGCACATCTCAAGCTGTTGGAGCTGGTGGCCCAAGCCCAATGATGGGTATAGCAGCAGCGTTAGCTGGCAACCCAGCTTTGTTTACCTCTGATGTAAGAGTAAAAGAAAACATAGCGCCAGCAGGTAAATGGAAAGATCATAATGCCTATACTTTCAATTACATAGGTGATGATACTAGGTATAGGAGCGTCATGGCGCAAGAGGTTGAACAGACTCATCCGCAAGCTGTAGTTGAGATAGCAGGTATAAAGCACGTTGATTATAGTAAGCTATAAAGAGGCAGTTTATGAATAAAAGAACTATATTAAATATGTTGGGGTTTCAGCGGGACCCTAGAGAAGAAGAGTACCAGCGATGGCTTCAACTTCAAGGTGGTGGTGGTGTTCCTAATATAGCGGATTACCAAACCATTACTGAAGCTGCTGGTCTTGATCCAGAGTATACTACTACAGATCAACAGGGTTATACTGAAGCTATGGAGCGTTACGATTGGAAGAGGCGAGCTGAAGACTTGAAGAACCAAAGGTTTATGGCTAGTTTAGCTAATGTTTTTGCACCTCGTTATCCTGACCAACCAAGAGCAGGTGCTTGGGGTCCGTCATCAAGGCCATTTACTGACTACATGCCTATGAGGTACTGGTCCTAATGGCTAGTCTTATGAGTCTTCTTACTGGTCACCGTCCTGGTGCGTTTAGAGGGTTTAAGATGGGTGACCTCTTTGACAAGGAACGATGGGATCGTATGCCTAGAACTTGGTCAGGCCAGAGAACTCCTACCGGACCTACTGATATAAGGACTAACAGAGCTGGTGAACCTATGATGACTAACTGGTATAGGGGTCGCAACCAAGATGGTGGTGAGGCTGCACATACACAACATGCTATGGCTAACCTACCTTCTCCAGTTTATCAAGGGCCGAATACACAGGCTAATGTTCAGACCCGCGCATTGACCCCACGCCCAAAGATACAGTCTCAGCCATTGTCTGACCCATTGGCTTCAGGTGCGAAGTGGGGTGGTGGGGCAGCATTGTTACCAGAAAGAGTGCAAACTAGAACGTTTGTTCCACCTCTTGACATAGCCACAGAAGAAGAGGTAGAGGCAATGAATGCCTATAGAAGCCAGATGCTGTCAGACCTCTTGGCTGAAACCTCTGAAGAGCCAGAGGTAAAGGCAATAAGTTATTA